CGTACGACCGCTACCGTGCCACGACACGACAGGAGATTGGCGACGAGCGGGAACGTGAGCTTGCTACTCAAGCTGCTGAGCGAGTGAAGACTCCGGCCACTACAACAGTCGTGGGATCAGGGGATGTCCTGTTCTACGACGGACACAGTGGTCGCTATTTCCACTCCACGATCGAGACGGTTCGGCAGATCCAGAACAATCTGAACTACCAGCTGCTCAAGGGTGATCTGGTGTCTCTTAACGACTTCTACGCAGCGGTTGGTCTTGAGCCGACGGATCTCGGTCAGCAGCTGGGCTGGAACGAGCCGAATTCTATCGATATTCGTTTCGGTTCCACGATCACGGATGACGGTAAGCCCTGCGTTGTCACAGACTTCCTGCTCGAGCCCACTGAGGCTTGGTTCCGGTTCGCGTGATGAACACGGACCATAATGAGAGAAAGGAACCACCATGACAAGTAGAATCTCATCCGTTGCTGGATTTGTTGCTGACGTCACTGCTAGTGCTGCAGCCGACGCGATTCTGATGTCGTTGTGTCCTCCCGCTGGCACCGCCGTTACGGTGATGCGCCATGTGGGGGTGCACGCGATTTCAGCCGCAGTCGGCTCTGCCACGGGCAAGTCGATCAGAGAACAGGTCGAGGAGACGGTAGAGACGATTCGATCCATGAATCAGTCCTGAACCGAAGATCTCAGAGTCCCTAACACGGGCTCTGGGTTTCGCAATTCGCAAGCTCAACATGGCATATAATGAGAACCCATCTATCCGAAAGGAATACTCATGTCTGAGAACACCTCTACCACCGTTGTTGAGAACGAGAGCGAAGACGCTCCCTTCATCACGATCGACTGGACGCAGGCTGTTCCCGCGGCGAAGAAGTTCGCACGCATTGCTGCTCCCGCAGTCACCGGCATCGCGCTGGCTGTGGTGATCCGCAAGGTCGTGAAGAACGCTTCGAAGCAGGACGCCGACGCGGCCGATCTGACCGAGGGCGTTGACGTTCCCGAGATCGACTCGGCGGACGAGAACGAAGACTGACACATCCATCCGACAGACACTCGATCCCCATGGGCCCCTAACACGGGCTCATGGGGTATCATTTCACCAAGGAGCATCACATGATTAAGCAGACCGTGACGGCCGAGGACTTCGACGGAAACTCGCACACCCAGACGCTCTGGTTCCACCTCAACAAGACGGACGTTCTCGCCCTTCAGCGAAAGTTGCCCCGAGGAATCGAGGACACGATCGCCACGCTTGCGAACAAGAAGCGCGAGGACGTCACCGACGAGGATACGTGGACGCTGTACGATTTCTTCAAGCTTCTGATGGATTCCAGCTACGGGCGCAAATCCGCAGACGGTCTCCACTTCGAGAAGTCGGAGGAGATCCTCCACGAGTTCCAGTCCTCCATCTTCTATGACGAGTGCCTTCTCGGTCTTGTCCAGAAGGAGGAGAAGGCGATCGCGTTCTTCAATGGCATCTTCCCGAAGTCGCTGATCGATCAGGCCAAGGCGGAGCACCCCGAGCTCTTCGCCTCTAACTGAGTGTAAAACGAAAGGAACACATAGATGTCCAGCAGCGTTCCGATTCGCGGATCCCTTCCTGCGAACAGCAACCGTAAGCCCGTCGAGCGAGTTACGTCCAAACCGGCCATCGTCAAGGATCGCACAATCCAGCAGAAGGCGCGGGACGCATTTCTCGGCGACGACGTGAAGAGTGTCGGTGACTTCCTCGTCTGGGACGTGGTTGTTCCGGCTGTCAAGAACACGATCTCGGACATGGTGACCACGGGCGTCAATCGTCTGCTCTTCGGAGAGAACAGGGCGCCTCTGAGCACTGCCAGGACGGATCACACGTCATATTCTCGAGTCTATCGGGATCGGGGTGACGCCTCGTCCAGAAACCGGGGTATCGTCAAGCCCGTGGGGCAGTATGATTTCTCGAGGATCGTCATCCAGTCCCGAACCGAGGCTGAGGAGGTCCTGAACAACCTTGATCGGACGATCGAGGAGTACGACTTCGCCGCTGTGTCCGACTTCTACGACTACGTCGGGGTCAGTAAGGAGTACACTGACGACCGTTGGGGCTGGCGCGATCTTCGAGGAGCCAGCATCATGCGTGTCGCCGAGGGATACGTCATCAACCTGCCTCGTCCGGAGTCATTGTGAGAAAAGAAACCCCTAAAGCTATCGCGTGGATCATTGTCGCCGTAGTCGTGCTCTCGGCACTGTGGGTGATGTGGATCTGCCCGGGAATCATCGACAAGCTCATCATCACGGTAGCGGTAATCGCATCTCTCGTGTCTGAACTAGTGGAGGATCTCAAGAAATGAAAAAGATCGATTGGCTCTTCGTTCTGTTCTGGTTCTTGATCGCTTGCGCATATGGAGCAATCATCGTCGGGGCCCTGATGAACGGCTGGGTCCTGTTCCTGGTCCTTCTGGGGGTTCTGTCAGCTGTGGCTCTCGTCGGCGCAGGAGGAAAGTGATGGGGTTCAGTGCATTCTCCATCGTTTCGCTCGTTCTGTTCGTCGCTCTCATGGAATGGACGCTCAGATGAGTACCGCGATTATCATCTTCGTCATCCTCTTCGGAATCGTCTGGGCATGCTACGATGATTTCCCCGACTGACTCGGTGGTGGACGATGTCCTCACAGCAACCGTCTCCGCCCTGGCGGTCATCAAGATCGCTGGGGCGGAGCGAGCGCTGGCATTTCAAACGCTGGCGTTCCTACATTATATGTCACCGAGGGTACGGTATTATGCGTCTATCACGAATGCGAGAGGCGCTGATCGGAATCAACCCGGATCGAACGGACTGGGTTAAGACCGTTAACGCCCTCCCCGATTCCAGAATCGTATACTTATATCACTCTTATCGCGAAAGGAACTTCATCAAATGAGTTCATCGATCCTGACCAGGGGCTTCGGCAAAGCCTCTCTGATCGTTTCCAAGCACGCCCCGGCCATTCTCACGGCTATGGGGGTTGCTGCTTTCACCACCAGCACCGCCCTGGCCGTCAAGGAGTCCTTCACTCTCACGGGGGAGGTTTACGACGACCTTCTCGAGATCAGCGAGCTCAAGGAGACGCCTGAGCCGTCGGAGAAGGAGGCTCAGCAGGAGCTCGCCACCAGGCGCGCAAAGACTTACGGACGCTTCGTTCTCAAGGTCGCCAAGCACTACCGCCCTGCTTTGATCGCGGGTGCTATCGGCACCGTGAGCGTCGTTTCCGCGCATCGTCTGTCTGCCAAGCGCATCGCGGGGCTGACCATGGCGGTTGCTGCTGCTGACGAGTCTCTGCGCAAGTACAAGAGCGCCATTGAGAAGGCGTTCGGCACCGAAGCAGTCAAGGAGGCCTTGAGTAAGAGTCGAGAGGCGATCCTGTCCGAGGCCGTCAAGGTCGACGAGGACGGCAACGAGACCGTCGATGACGAGAGTGTCCTCGACCAGTACGGCATGTCACAGTACGCAGTGGTGTTCGATGAAAACGCCTCTCTGTGGGAGCCGAACGAGGACTTCGACATCATGATGCTGAACGCTCAGGAGAAGTACCTGAACAACAAGCTCATGTGCGATGGTTACGTCCTTCTCAACGACGCGTACACTATTCTGGGTCTGCCCAAGACGTCTGCTGGAGCTGTCGTCGGATGGGTCTACAAGGGTGGTGAGGGAGACGGCTACATCTCCTTCGGGGACTTCGAGTCCTGCAATGTCCGCCACTACGACGCCGCCAGGGGTCGTGAAGTTACTGATTTCTTCCTGGACTTCAACGTCGACGGCGTGATCTGGGACAAGATTGATGAGGTTTCCGTCCGATGAATACTAAAGTCGCTATTGTTGCTGCTGCCGCGCTGGGGGCTGTCGCGGGCTTCGGCCTGGGATATTCTCTGGCGCGGCGCAATGCCGCCCAGGAGAAGGATGAGCTTCAGAGCTCCCTCGAGGCGGCGCACAAGGACGTTGAGGTTTACGCGCAGCACGCGACCGAGTCTGCCAAGACCGTCGAGAAGCTCGAGGAGAAGAGCAAGCGACTCGAGTACGAGAACGGTCGTATGTCCTACCAGGTTCAGCAGATGAACGAGGCGAAGCGCATTCGCAAGCTCGTCGAGGAGGACTACGCCAAGAACCCCGACATTATCGATGAGCCGGTCGACATGGAGCACTCGAGCCAGGAGGCTTACGAGGCTGTTCCCGAGAGCAAGCGCATGGAGGTCCGGTACTACACCGTAGACGACGTCCTGTGCGATTCTGACAACGTCGTGATCGAGGATGTCAATGGATGGATCGGAGAGATGGGTGCCCAGAGCACTTTGGGCTATCTCACCACCTTCTACGTATACAACACCCACAAGGACCTGCAGATGAAGCTCGAGATCGTCGAGGATTCATACGAGCAGGATGTTCTTAGGAATATCGACGAATGAGCACTATCGAGGATCTTGAGAAAGAGCGGCAGGAGGAGCGGTATTTCGACGTCCTCTACGACATTGTGGCCGCAGACCGCGAAGACCTCACGGACATGTCCTACAGGATGCTTCTGGGTGTCCTGGACGGGGCGGAGTTCAGAGACACCCGCGGTATAGACGGAAATCGAATTCATGACGCTCAGGAGCTTCGTGCCGATCTGATCGCCGACGTGGCCTTGGATCACACGGTAGTACGTCCGTTCATGAACGTATCCATGCTCGAGGTGATGATCGCCATCGCCGAGCGCCTCGGACAGATCACGGGCGACGAGGACACGGCGTTCTGGTTCTGGGAGATGTTATCGAATCTGGTACTCGACGGAATCGACGACACCGAGTTCTGGTCGGACCCGGAGAACTATGAAGCCGAGATTCTCGATCGTGCTGACGATGTTATCAATATCAACTACGACCGAGACGGTCTAGGCGGCCTGTTCCTTCTCAGAGAGGGGGTGGCGCCTCAGGATATGCGAGACACTGAGCTGTGGTATCAGATGCAGTACTACGCGAATGAGGTGTCTCCCTTGTAAGGAGAGCACATGAGTTTTTTCAAAGTGACGGAGTACGAGGACCATAAGACCAAGGTTCGCAAAGTCCGTCCGTCATATCGCAATACGTGCCCCGACGACCTGATCATTCGTGGAGGCGCTTTCTACGCGGTATATTTGCCCGAAAAGGGTTTGTGGTCCACCGAGGAATTCGATCTCGTGCATCTGGTCGACAAGACACTCGAGTCGTATTCCTCGGAGCACGGAGATCCGAAGGTGATGAAACTCGAGGACCAGGACAGCGGGCAGTACAAGCTGTTCAAGTCCTGGTTGCGCAACATGCCGGACAATCCCCGTGCTATGGACCGCAACATCCTATTCCGCTCCTCTCCAAAACGCAAGGAGGACTACGCCACCAAGCGTCTATCCTACGATCCCGTCGAGGGCGACTGCAGCGCCTACGACAGGCTCATGGGGACACTCTTCGAACCTCCGGAGAGGCAGAGGCTCGAGTGGGCTGCCGGTTCGATCCTTGCGGGCGACAGCAAGAAGATTCAGAAATTCTTCGTGCTGTACGGACGAGGGGGAGTCGGTAAATCCACGTTCTTCCGTATTCTCAACATGTTATTCGAGGACTACGTGGGGACATTTCAGGCAAAAGCCCTCGGGCAGGCGCAGAACCGTTTCGCTCTCGAACCCCTCAAGTCGAATCCGCTGTTGGCGATCGACGATGACGGCGACTTGAGTAAGATCGAGGACAACACTCGCCTCAATCAGATCGTCTCTCACGAGAGACAGATCATGGACGAGAAAGGAAAGGGTCTGTACGAGATCGCGTTCGACACGATGCTATTCGTCGGCACGAACTCGCCGGTGAAGATCACGGACGCGAAGTCCGGAGTTATTCGCCGTTTGATCGACGTCCGCCCTTCCGGTCGGCGTCTACCCAGAAGCCGGTACGAGCTTTGCATGCAGGAGATATCCGAGACGATCCCGCATATAGCGGCGCGTTGTCTAGAGGTGTATCGTGCACTGGGCCCGTGGGCATATGACGCATATGAGCCCATCGCCATGCGCAGCAGAACAGAACCCCTCTTCAATTTCGCGTTGGAAATGGAGGACGAGCTGGACCAACCGGACGGGATAACGCTTAAGCGGGCGTATTCGCTGTACAAGCAGTACTGCGACATGGCGAACATCGAGTACAAGATGCCGATGTATGTATTCCGCGAGTCGTTGAAGGACTTCTACGATGTGTTCAAAGATCGAGATCAACGGAGCGGAATGAATCGCCGATCGGTGTACTACGGGTTCGACCATGATTCCCTTCGAGACAAGGACGAAATCGTTCAGGAGAAACCTGAAACGTGGCTGGAACTGGATGTGCAGGATTCATATCTGGACTCCAGGTATGCAGACATGCCGGCGCAGTACGCCACCCCTGACGGCCATCCGGGAAAACCCTGGGATGACGTCACAAAAACTCTGAAGGAACTCGACACAAGGAGCGAGCACTTTGTCCGACCACCGGTCAACGAGATCGTCATCGATTTCGATCTCTCTGAGGGGGGATCCAAATCTCTTGAGCGCAATCTTGCAGCCGCAGCTCAGTGGCCTCCTACATACGCTGAGCTCTCACGAAGCGGAGGAGGTATCCACCTCCATTACGTTTACGATGGAGACACCGACAGACTCCGCAATTTCGTTGAAGACGGAATCGAGTGCAAAGTCTATCGAGGAAAGTCAGCACTCCGCAGGCGTCTCACCAAATGCGGAGGACGACCGACTCTTGCGCGACTTTCCGAAGGGGACCTCCCTCTCAAGGAAGAACCTGTGATCTCCGACACCCGCATGAAGAGCGAGAAGGCCCTGCGCCAACTCATTCTGCGCAACCTTCGCAAAGAGATACATCCCGGTACCAAACCGAGCGTGGATTTCATTCGCAAGATCCTGGATGACGCATATTCCTCAGACTTGTCGTATGACATTTCGGACATGCGCAACCAGGTCATGGCGTTCGCAGCATCCAGCACCCATCATGGAGCGTACTGCCTCGAGCAGGTTGCGAAGATGCACTTCCAGTCCGAGAATGACGAGGAATCCGAGAACCCGACCGTGTCGGACGGAGACCTCATTTTCTTCGACTGCGAGGTCTTTCCCAACCTCTTCCTCCTCAACTGGAAGGTCCAGGGAAACGAGAAGGTGGTCCGAATGATCAATCCGGACCCGGAGGAGATCGAAGCGCTGTGCAGGAATCGTCTTGTCGGCTTCAACAACCGACGGTACGACAACCATATCCTCTACGCACGAATCATCGGGTATTCGAACTACGAGCTCTACAAGCTCTCGAAGAGGATCATCGAGTCCCACGTCAAGGCCGGCTTCGTCGAGGCGTACAACCTCTCCTACACGGACGTGTACGATTTCGCGGCGAAGAAGCAGTCCTTGAAGAAGTGGGAGATCGAGCTCGGTCTCAAGCACGATGAGCTCGGTTTCGACTGGGACGAACCGGTGCCCAAGGAGCACTGGGCACGCGTGAGCGAGTACTGCGATAACGATGTCGTATCCACGGAGAAGGTGTTCGAGCACCTCCACGAGGATTGGGTCGCACGTCAGGTTCTCGCTAAGGTGGCCGGGCTTACGCCGAATCACTCGACTAACGCCCTTACAACCCGAATCATTTTCGGCAAGGAGAAGCATCCGCAGCTGGTCTACACGGACTTGAGCGATATGTTCCCCGGATACAAGTACGAATACGGCAAGTCCACGTACAAGGGCGTGGAAGTCGGCGAAGGAGGTTACGTCTATGCTGAGCCTGGTATTCATCGTGATGTTGCTCTTCTGGATGTTGCATCGCTACATCCTACGTCCATTGAGCAACTCAATCTGTTCGGCGAGTACACGTCGCGCTTTTCGGAGATCAAGATGGCTAGGATCGCCGTCAAACATGGTGATACGGCATCCGCTGCTAGTCTTCTTGGGGGTGCTCTTGGCCCGTACCTGGGATCGAAGGAGGAGCTCTCAGCCCTCGCATATGCCCTCAAGATCGCCATCAACAGCGTCTACGGACTCACGGCTGCCAAGTTCGACAATCCCTTTCGGGACCCCCGTAACGTCGACAACATCGTCGCAAAACGCGGGGCCCTATTCATGGTTGATCTGAAGGAGGCTGTGCAGGAGCGAGGATTGACGGTTGCGCATATCAAAACCGATTCGATCAAGATTCCTAACGCAACTCCCGAAGACATCCAGTTCGTCATGGACTTCGGCAAGAAGTACGGATACGACTTCGAGCATGAGGCGACGTACGATCGTATGTGCCTCGTGAACGATGCGGTGTACATCGCGCATGACGAATCGGGATGGCACGCAACCGGCAAGCAATTCCAGGAGCCCTATGTCTACAAGAAGCTGTTCACCCGAGAGCCCATCGAGTTCAACGACTATATCCAGGCCAAGTCAGTCACAAGCCGGATGTATCTCGCACCCGATAGTGACGACATCGTGCCTGAGGATCTCAAATTCATTGGTCGTGTGGGAACGTTCGTTCCGGTCATCGGAGGAGGCGGAAGACTTCTACGCGAAACGCGTAGAAAAGACTCTGATGGCCAGGACGTCGTATCCTACGGCGCAGTCGCAGGAACAAAGGGTTACCTCTGGATGGAGTCAGGGAACGCTCTTCTGACCGGTGCGCGAATCGACCAGCGATATTATGACAAGTTGGCCGAGGATGCCTTGGATCAGATCCGAAAATACGGCGACGAAGAGATCTTCCGAGCCGTCTGACATTCGGCAGTGGGGTCTTCATCGCAAGCCCAACAAGGCTTATAATGGAGACCCCACTATCGAAAGGAAAGACCATGAACAAGAAGCTCGTCAAGATCGCCGTTGCCGCGGTTGTCGCCGGTGCCGTCACAGGCATCTGCCAGGCCGCGTACGACGCGAAGGAGAACGAGACCGATCAGGAGAAGTGACTCCGTATCCGTATCCGTGAACAACGGGTATGGATTATCTTTTGTCAGAGAGGAACACATGGAGACTTTCACACGACGTCTGGACGCTGAGGAGGCGGCGATTCTGCAGGATCACATCCTCGGTCTTCTGTCCACGACGAAGGAGACGCATCTTGACATTATGACCACACTCGACGAGGAGGTTCCGGAGGTCTACAGCGACTACGAGGACACCATGCTCACTGTGATGCGCCGGGAGATCTCACGCATCACCGATTGGCTCAAGAGCTACTGATAGGAGAACGCACCATGGCCAACTACATTATTCGCAACGCACGCCTTCTGTTCCGAAACTTCTCGGGGGCTCCGAACAAGTTCGGCAACACGGACAGGACGTTCTGCGTTATTCTGCCCCCGGACAAGGAGCGAGCATTCCGAGAGGAAGGGTTCAATGTCAAGACGCTAAAGCCTCGTGATGAGGAAGAGGAGCCCACACCCTTCGTCCAGGTCAAGGTTCGTTACGGGTACCGCCCGCCCAAGGTCACTCTGATCGCCGGCGGCGCAAGAAACCCCTTGACCGAGGACACGATCGGTCAGCTGGACTTCGCGGACATCGAGCAAGCCGACTTGAGCATTCGTCCTTACCACGGTCGAACTCGAGCGGGCATTGAGTTCTGCACAGCATACCTCGACAAGGCGTATATCACGATCGCCACGGACGAGCTCGATGCAATTTACAACCCGCCCGCTCATGAGGAAGAGGACGAGGAGGTGCCGTTCTGACGAATCTCGAGGTCAATCTCTTCAACCCCGTCGCGTCATATGCGAGGCCGTCAAGATCACCTAGGAGAACTACCAGCAGATTCGAGCTCCTGACCGAGGGACAGCTCTGGACTCTTTACGAGCCGCTCCTGCACTGACTGAAAGGAACGAACCAATGCTCACTTCTGATATCCTAATCGTCTGGAAGGAGTGGCGCTGATGATCTACAAGAAGGACGATGGGGACGGTACGGCTTTTTGGAAGGCGGCCACTGCCGACCGCGTTATTCTCCCGAATGGAGAGGAGGCCGAGCAAACGACCGGTGAGCCTACAGGATGGTATCTCCTCAGCACGGACGGTGAATACTTGCTCTACCCCCTTGAGAGAATCGAGCGTATCACCGGCAGCCCTGGTTCTCGACTGAAGGCATATCCCGTGGGGGAGCCCTATGCGATCTACGACGACTCGGAGTATGATTACGAGCTCGAGTATAACTGCATCGTCATCAAGGAACTGGACAGCACGGAGCCGCGCAGCGATCGCTGCATCGAGTTCGTCGAGAACGCAGATAGCGTATCGCATCCGCCGCATTATGCCAATGGCTGGAGTAACGGCGCCGAGGTGATCGACCTCACCGAGCACCTCTCGTTCTGCGCGGGCAACGTCGTGAAGTACGTCTGTCGTGCGGGGCGCAAGGATCCTGACAAGCACGTCGAGGATCTGGAGAAGGCTCGGTGGTATCTTGACCGAGAGATCGAAAGAGTTAAGGAGCGATGATGCGGTACCCGTCAACCAAGAACCTCGCCGGGTACTATCAGACTCGAGCGGGGGCGGTCGTGAAAGCCGAGAAGCGCAACGGCATGTGGACCGTGCACGTCGGATCTCGTGACGTCGTGATCATCAGCGACGGCGCGTTCTACTCGCTGTTCTCAGGCATCGTCTGAGGCAGCACTCGAACCCGGGGGTCCTCTGGAGACATTGGGCCCCCGGGTTTACCCGACAACAAACTTTTGTATTACTACAAAGATTGGAACACACCATGACTTACGACGAAATTCTTGAGCGGGTCCAGTACTCGATATCGCAGGCTCAGCGAATGAGCTCGTATTGGTCGGCCACCATCAACACCGCGCATTTCACACAAGACGTGATCTCGAAGATGGCTCGAGACTCCATGGAGTGCAAGAACCACATGCGGGCCCTCGACAGCCTTGAGGAGGACGCGCAGAACCTTCCGCTTCTCGTAGAGGACACCGACGTCTCGGACCTTCTTGCGCTCGTGTTCCAGACCAGGGACGTCTGGAGCTCCATTCGCACCACTTTGAAGAAGACCCTGAGGGAGACGATCTGAGATGGACCGCATTCGCGTCATCGTCGAGTGGACTCGCATCACCGCCCGTTTCTGGAGGTTGTACGTCGATCCCTGGAACGAGGACCATACGTTCCTGCGCAATGACTATCGCACGGCCCACGCATATCTCGAGGAGTTGAAGTCGCTCCCCGTTACTCCGGCACTGATCACCGCCCAGGAGGAGCTCCAGACACTTCTCCACAATCTTGATTGGAAGGTCTCATGATTCTCCGCACCCGCGTCAAGGGCGCACCCGACATCGTTGACGAGATCACCGGACCTGTGACTGTCCTGGACGGCGAGTGGTGCATCCCGGTGACGTACCCGAACATGTTCCTCGAAGGGGACATCATAGAGGACGTGGTCCACTACAGCGACAAGCGATGGACCATTACGGAGACAGAGGACGAGATCAAAGCCGTCTGGAAGCACGATCGTACAGAAGAAGCACGCTGATGAAGACCATCGTATTTCACTTGACTCACACTGATCACAACGGTAACTTGCACACCGAAACTAGGCACTGGCAGGAGCGCGAGCACAGCGTTCAGAAGCTCCTGGACATCATGCTCCGCAAGCACAGTCTGCACCGACCACGCCTTGTCAACAAGCGCTACGAGCTCGACCGCACGGTCTATCATTACCACGCGGAGCTCTCGGATGACTGAGAGGTGGGTCGAGTCCACGTACTACGAGAACACCGAGGTGAGCGATCTCGGCAACATCCGAAGGACCTCGGACAAGACTCCTCGTAACCACCCGATGCGGATTCGAAATCGCGCCACGACCGCTGAGCCATGCGCGACTCTGCATCCTATCGGTGCTAAGACTCCCGCTGGGGGCAAAGCCTGGCGCACTGTTCCCCTGCGACGAATCGTATGGGAGACATTCCACGACGAGAAGCTTCCGCGCGGCAAGTTCGTCAAATCCTTTAACGGGGACGTTACGGACTGCCGTCTGTCGAACCTCTTCGTCATGTCGCCCCACGAGGTCAAGCGGTCCAAGCTCGAGCCGTGGACCATGACCGAGGACTACCGGCAATGCTATGATTGGTTCACCCATTGCGTGAGTCTCGCTGGGGAGGTCCGTAAGATCTCCGACGGATTCAGATACAAGTGGGGGACCTCCGGTCAGAGTCGAAGGACGCCTTACGTTACCCTGACTAGGGAGGGGCGACGAGTCCACATCGGCGTCGCCAGACTCATGGCGGACGCCTGGATCCGACCACTGGATAAGGGGGAGCGGGTTGTCCTGGACGATCCAGATGGCCCTCTCGCTCTTGAGAACATCCGGATCATGAATCTCAACGACGCCATGATCTACACGCGAGGCATAGGCCTTGCCAAATCAATGGGGTACTCGGCGGCGAGTTTCGAGAAGACCCCCGAGAAGCGCAAGTACGAAGCGGCTAAGGCGATTGGAGCAGTCAGTGAGTGGGATGAATACATTTTCGGTTGACGAGTACCTGAGCGGGGCGATCGACGAGAGGGTCGTTGTGCACCGACCGACGGGGCGCCTGTGCTGGGACCACGTCACCTGGAGCTGGGGATGGTGCTCCGATATCGACAGGTACGTCTTGACGATCTGGGACGCGGAAGGCATCTCGGTTATCGGGAAGCAGCTGCTCGAGAAGGGGAAGCACGTCTTCGAGCGCTACACCGATCCCTCAGTGATCGTGACGGCGATTTGAGCGGCCGCGTATGGGCTCCAGTGGGCGATGGAAGCCGCGTCGAGGTATCTGTCGACGGTATCTGTCGCACTCGGAATGAGCGATACTACTACCGGACCTTCGAGAAGGACAACGGCTATCTGGTAGTCAATCTCCCCACCTTGAGCGGAAGTAGGACGTACTACCTGCACCGCGTGGTCTGGGAGGCGTTCAGAGGCCCTCTGAGCCCTGACGAGCACGTATACCACATCAACGGCGACAAGCGGGATAATCGCCTGGAGAACCTCGCCGTACGCTCCCGTTCAGACGGCGTGCGGCAATCCTGGGCCGATCGGAAGGAGGCTTGGACGCAGATGGCTCTTGAACTGGACTCATGGGCGTGATGCTCTGGAGTCACCAGCAAGAGGCCTTGCAGAAGATGACCGACGGGTGCATCCTGAAGGGCGGAGTGGGTTCCGGGAAGTCTCTTACGGCTCTGGCGTATATCGTCGAGTCGTACGAGACCCCCGGGTCCGCTTCGCCCTCCGGGGCACCCGCCATGGTTTATATAATTTGCACGGCCAAGAAGAGGAATGACCGCGAATGGCATGACGAGGTTGTTCGTATGGGTCTTGAGGAGAGGGGGTACAGCGTCGTCATAGACTCCTGGAACAATATAGCCAAGTACAAGGGTGTGAGGAAGGCGTTCTTCATCTTCGACGAGGCTCGTGGAGGTGGCCAAGGAGCTTGGGGGAGGGCGTTCATCAAGATAGCCCGCCAGAACCGCTGGATCCTCCTGAGCGCTACGCCAGGGGACGACTGGATGGACTACCTCAACGTGTTTCTCGCGCACGGATTCTACCGCAACAAGACCGATTTCGTGGAACAGCACGTCGAGTGGGACCGTTTCGCGAAGTACCCGAAGGTGAAACGTTGGCACAACCAGAGCAAACTCCAGGGTTTCAAGCGCCTCGTGACCGTTACGATGCCCGATAAGCGTCACACGCGCCGAATCGTCGAGTGGGTGGAGGTGCCTTATGACAAAACGGGATTCAAGACCTTGATGAGAGACCGTTTCGATCCTTGGAAGATGGAGCCCATCGAGGATGCCGGAGCACTGTGCTATGCGGCCAGGCGCATGGTGAACGACAACGAGGCTCGTATGGAACGCGTGAGAGCCATTCTGAGGCGCTTTAAGCGAGTGATCGTATTCTACTCCTTCGACTACGAGTTAGAGCTTCTACGTGGCTTGCACGGCCTCTCAGGGGTATCTGTGAGGGAGTACAACGGTCACAAGCACGAATCCTTGCCGGAAGGGGAGTCATGGGTGTACTTGGTGAACTACGCGTCGGGTGCTGAGGGGTGGAATTGCGTGACGACGGACTGCATGATCTTCTTCAGTCTATCGTATTCCTGGCGACAGACGCAGCAGTGCATGGGGAGGATCGACCGAATGAACACCCCGTACACGAACTTGAGGTACTGGTTTCTATACACGCAGAGCGACATAGATCTCGCTATACGACGTGCTCAGGGCCGAAAGGAGGTCTTCAACGAGAAATCTTGGGCCCTTAGCCGGGCCTGATCAGCTTTTTTCAAAACGACTGCGACCTCCCGTAGCCCAAAAAAAAAGTGGCTATGAGGGGGTCGCAGTCACCGATCGACACGGTCGACTCTACAATTTTTGGTTGCTTTTTGGCCTCCAGTCAGCTTTGAGGCTCCGAAATCAGATTTGGCTGGAGGACTTTTCGTTGGAATCATGCGGTTTTGTACCCCCTAAAAGCCAAATCCTTACTTCTTACTAATTGGAAAATAAATAATAAAAAGAGAGAGAGAAATATAGAAATTTATAGCGGTATAGGGAAAGTACTGGTTTTGGCTAGGATCGTTTACTCCTGTCACACCAGTCACAAATAGTCACACCAGTTACAGGTTTCGTCACAGTTTTAACATCTGTAACATCTGTAACATGTTCGGCTCTGATGCGACTTGACCCCCGCCCATCCAAGATCTTCCATACCCACCATATCGCCTACTCAACATGTATTATAATGAAGGAGGATCATCTCCTATCGATTTACTGGAGCCACCATGCTCGAACGAGACTTCCAGACCAAGCTCATCAAGGAGATCAAGAACCGGCTTCCGGGCAGTATGGTTTTGAAGAACGACCCGAACTACAAGCAGGGTGTTCCTGATCTCCTCGTTCTCCATCGAGACCGATGGGCCGCCCTCGAGGTGAAGGCCTCCCCCAAGGCCAAGCACCGTCCGAACCAGGATTGGTATGTATCCAAGATGGACGACATGGCCTACGCCGCGTTCATCGATCCGTCCAACAAGGAGCACATCTTAGATGAAGTTCAACGATCACTCGAGGCTTGAGGGCGCACACGCATTTCTGAGCGCCAGCAAGTATCACTGGGTGAACTACGACGACGCCAAGCTGATCGAGTCCTATCGCACGGCCCAGGCCGCAGCTATCGGAACTCGCCTCCACGCAATGGCCGCCGAGCATATTCGTCTCGGTATGCGCATGCCTCGCAACAAGGTGACGTTCAACGCCTACGTGAATGACGCCATCGGATATCGCATGACTCCCGAGCAGGTTCTTTACTATTCCCCGAACGTCTACGGGACCGCTGACGCCATCCGCTTCTACGAGAATTCTCGATTTCTCAGGATCCACGATCTCAAGACGGGAACGACTCGGGTCAGCATGACCCAGCTTAAGATCTATGCGGCCATCTTCTGCCTGGAGTATAACGTTCGTCCTGGCGATATTTCGGCGGAGCTGCGGATCTACCAGGACGACGAGGTCATGATCGAAGAGCCCGATGTTGATGAGCTCGGGCACATCATCGACAAGATCGTTCACTTCAACAAGCTTATCGAAGACATCAAGCTCGAAGATGCCTGAGGGCTAGAGCAGGAGGTTCAATGCTTCCGGACGATATTCTCGTTCACTACGGTACCCCCCGCCATTCGGGACGGTACCCCTGGGGTTCGGGCAAGGATCCCTACCAGAGCGCTAAAGGCTTCTTCGCCGAAAGACAGCGCCTTCGCGACCAGGGATTGAGCGACACCGATATCGCTCGAGGCTGGGGAATGTCCACGACCGAGTTCCGAGCCATCGGGATGCACCTCGGAGAGGAGAAGCGGGCGGGAGACATTTCGCGAGCCGTCCGCATGAAGCAGGCAGGACTTCCGAACACGGTCATCGCCGAGAAGATGGGGATCAACGAATCCTCCGTTCGAAACCTTCTTTCCAAGGACGCTCGCGAGGTCAAGTCCAACGTCAACAGGACTGCGGACATCCTGGCGGAGCAGGCCAAGAAGCACAAGTACATCGAGTACGGTGCCGGCGTTGAGCTGAATATGGGCTGCTCCGACGCCACGCTTCGTACAGCGGTGGAGGTTCTCAAGCAGCGCGGGTACGTCACCAACGAGGTCTACATCAAGCAGGCAGGGAGCGATAAGTTCACCACGCTCAAGGTCCTCTCGCCCCCTGGAACGAAGCGCTCCGATCTTATGGCCAACCGCGACAAGATCCGGACTCCGGGAATCGCCGCGGACCTGGATGGCGCATTCACCACCGGAATCAAGAAGCCCTCATCCATTTCGTCCAAGCGGATCAAAGTTCGCTACGACGAGGACGGGGGCACGGACATGGACGGCGTAATTCAGATTCGCCGTGGGGTGAAAGACCTCTCGCTCGGCAACAGCGCCTACGCACAGGTTCGAATCGCCGTGGACGGCACCCATTACCTCAAAGGCATGGCCATGTACAGCGATGACCTGCCCAAAGGTGTGGACGTCGTCTTCAACACGAACAAGAAGAAGGGCACCCCGAAGCTCGGCCCCAAGGATAACACAGTCCTGAAGCCGATGAAGAATGATCCCGACAATCCGTTCGGAGCCACCATACGCAAGCAGCTGTACTTCAAAGGCAAGGACGGCAAGCAGAAGCTGTCGGCGATCAACATCGTCAATGACGAGGGGACCTGGGACAAGTGGAGCCAGTCTCTCGCTTCCCAGTTCCTTTCGAAGCAGTCCCCCGTTCTCGCCAAGAAGCAGCTCGCCAAGGTGCGGGAGTCGAAGCAGAAGCAGTATGACGACATCATGAAGCTGACGAACCCGAGCCTTCGAAAGAAGCTGCTCATTTCGTTGGCCGATGACTGCGACTCGGCGTCTGTCCACCTCAAGGCCAAGGCCCTCCCAGGTCAGAGTTCGCAGGTTATTCTCCCTCTTCCCCACATGAAGACGAATGAGATCTACGCGCCGAACTATCGAGACGGCGAGGTTGTATCGCTCGTTCGCTATCCGCATGGGGGTACTTTCGAGATTCCCCAGCTCGTCGTCAACAACCGTAACAAGAAGGCTCGCCGCATCCTCGGGCAGGTGACTGACGCTGTCGGTATTCACCCCAGCGTTGCGGAGAGACTCAGCGGTGCCGACTTCGACGGGGATAGCGTGGTGGTCATTCCGCATCGTGGCAAGACCCGGATCAAAGCCACCAAGCCGTTGAAAGGGCTGGAGGGTTTCGATCCGAAACGGGCATATCCGAAGTACGACGGTATGAAAGTCATGTCCGACACCCAGACTCAGATGGGCAAGATCAGTAATCTTATCACCGACATGACCATCAAGGGCGCCAGTGAGCAGGAGCTCGCCCGGGCTGTTCGTCACTCCATGGTCGTTATCGACGCGGAGAAGCACCAACTCAACTATAAGCAGTCTGAGCGAGACAACGGCATCGCCGCCCTCAAGAAGAAGTACCAATCCGGTGGGGCATCCACCCTCATCTCGAGGGCCGGCGGCGAGAAGCGCATACCCAAGCGCAGGGCCCGCTCTGCTCGAGAGGGTGGGGGTATCGACCCGAAGACCGGAAAGAAGGTGTGGGTCGAGACCGGCGAGAGCTATATCGATTCCCGGGGCAAGAAGGTGCTGCGCACTGAGAAAGCCCCCCGTATGGCTCTGGTCGATGACGCCTACTCCTTGTCTTCGGGGACCCGGATGGAGAACCTGTACGCTGAGCACGCCAACTCGCTCAAGGCCCTGGCCAACAAAGCGAGGAAGGAAGCCGTGTCGCAGCCCCGGGTCAAGAAGAACCCCCAGGCCGCCCGGCGTTATTCTCGAGAGGTGGCTGAGCTCAAGGCCCAGATCAATGTGGCCCGTAAAGCGAAGCCCCTGGAGAGACAGGCCCAGGTTATTGCCAACGGCGTGGTCGATGCCAAGGTACGTTCAAATCCCGACATGTCTTATAAGGAGCGGGCCAAAGTAACGGCCATGGCATTAAAGACCGCCCGTCAAAGACTGGGGTACGATAGAAACGCCACCCGTATCCGCCCCACCCCCCTCCAGTACCGGGCCATCCAGGAGGGTGCTGTGTCGCAGTCAATGATTGATCAAATTCTCGAAAGCGCAGATTTGGATCACCTCAAATCTTTGGCTATGCCCAAGCAGACCCAGCCCCTTACAAGGCGCCAGGCGAATCGCATTTCTATTTACAGGAAGAACGGTTCGACCGTCGCCGAGATCGCCGATGCCCTGGGCATCAGTCCTGCTAGAGTTCGAGAGTATCTTTCGGGTACTGCTACAGTTGTCTAACTGCAGGACTCTGCATACGAAGCTTCTCTGAGCTTGCGTTCCATTGTTTCCTGATTCTGCAGAGAAGCTCACTCAGGCCTTCACTCTATACGGGGTCTCTGAGAAGGCCTTCTGCACAGGGCCTCTATGGCGTACCCTTGCACAAGGGGTTCTCCGTAGGGGCCCTGTGCACACCTATCCGTACACACTATTACAGCAGAGGTGGTGCACCCCTACCATGCAGGCTGCTCGGCTTACCACACTGGACAACCCTTACGATCCATTCGACTCGTTCTACCAATGGTATGAGTGGGACGAGGCACATGGGTACCACACCACCTCCTACCTGGGTAGGGTGGCATGGACTAGTGACGAACTGTCTGAAGCTGATGAAGTTCTTGCAACGAATCAAGCGATCGACGAGATCATCGAGCTTGACTTGACAGGAAACTACAAAAAGGTTGAATCAAGAGAAAGCTGAAAGTTCGAATCTTTCTATTTCTATTTTCAGCCGAACGGGGGGAGAGGGGTCGCACGATCGACACCCCCTGGGCTTCGGCCGTCCACCTCATATTTGACCCGGAGGGGTATTTTCGGTCGGGATTCGGACCAGGCCACGCGATTCGCACTCGACGCGTTTTCTTGTGTGTTCCTTTCCGCGTCGGGAGGGGTTGCTTGAGTCGCGTGGTCCGACCTGAATCTCGGTCGAACTGCACACAAACAAATCGACACAGGGGTGAAACTAAATGCCGCGCAAGGCGAAGCCTATTGAAGTGCCGAAGAGGCCGCCCCGTTCCCCGGAGGAGGCCGAGGATCGCCTCATCTCCCTGGCCACCACTAGAGCTGAGATGATGCTGGCCGAGGGCACGGCGCCTCCGTCGGTCGTGATTCACTATCTCAAACTCGGTACCAGTCGCGAGAAGCTCGAACAGGAGCGACTCCGCGCCGAGAACAAGATGCTCAAGGCCAAGGCCGAAGCATTCGAGGCTTCCGCTAGAGGCGAAGAGGCGTACGCAGAGGTACTTAGAGCGTTCCGTGCTTATTCCGGCGGTGGTGTCGGTGAGGACGTACTCTGAACTGATCAAGCTCCCGGACTGGGACTCGAGGCTGCGCTACTTGCAGACTTTCTCGGACCCGTACGCACGCACATTCGGCGAGGGTCGCTACATGAACCAGAGATTCTATCACTCGCCGGAGTGGAAGAGGTCTCGAGGCATCACAATCGCTCGAGACCTGGGTCGAGATCTCGGCATCGAGGGAATGGAGATCCAGGGAAAGCTCCTCGTTCACCATATGAACCCGATGAAGCCCGAGGATCTCATAGACTTCAATCCGGCGGTGCTCGATCCGGAGTACCTCATCACCGTATGCCATGATACACACAACGCTATACACTACGGCTTCGCTCGAGAGAGCGAACTGATCGAACGTCGAGAGGGCGACACCAAGCTATGGTGAACAACTATCGCGACGAGCTCTTTCACTACGGCGTCCCCGGGATGAAGTGGGGTCGACGCAAGACCTACCAGAAGGTCGGCCAGCAGACCATCGGCTCGAAGTCCACGGCGCAGATCATCGCCGACAAAAGAGCCGCACTTCGCTCGGAAACCCAAGGTCGATTCGCCAAGGCATCCGTATCGTACTTCGCCAAAATGGCCGGAGTCCAGCGTGGTGCCGCCAACGCGAAGAAGCAGCACGACGCCAAGGTCGAGCGAGAGCGGAAGAAGAAAGAACGGGAGCGGATCCGCGCCGAGAAGGCCGCCGCTCGAGCAGCAAGAAAGGCGGCACGAGGCAAGTGAACCGTTATAAGGACGAGCTGTTTCACTACAGCACGAAGCCTTCCACTGCAGAGCTCCTTCGCAAGAAGAAGCGCGTTGCGGCAGAAGAGGACACTCAGGCCGACGATGAGAAGGCGCCCAAGAAGAAACTTTCTCGTCGTCAGATGCTCCTCCAGGCTCTCCAGAAGAACCCGACGAAGATCGGGACTGATGCAGATGAGCCTGAGGATGAGTCGGAGCAGGACCTCTCGGCCAAGTCCAAGCGAAAGAAGCTCGCTTCCAAGAGTGTGAATGGCAAGCCGCGCTTCCCCCTCAAGAAGGCTTCGCGCTGATGGCCGACGGGTCGATTCTCCAGACCACCAAGAAGATGCTCGGTCTCGAGGCATCGTATACGGCATTCGACGACGAGCTCGTCTCGCACATCAATTCGGCGATCTTCGAGTCGGCCCAGCTCGGCCTGCCGCGTTTTCACATCACCGGCCCGACCTCAACGTGGGGCGAATGGCTCGGCGAGGACGAGTTCAAAATCGAGGCGGTCAAGTCACTGATCTACGCACGCGTTCGACTCGACTTCGATCCGCCGAACAACTCGTACGTCACAGAGGCGTTTCAGAAGCGGATCACCGAATTGCAGTGGCGCATTAACCAGGAGAAAGAATTCTCATGAGCACCTTCATCTCTCGCCCCGAGGATGTCCTTGCGCATCACGGCGTCAAGGGCATGAAGTGGGGTATTCGCCGCTCTCGCAAGAGCAGCGGTCCGAGTCAGACGGGCCCCAATAAGCAGGAGGCTCGTAAGGCGTCGTCTCTGTCCGACGCAGAGCTTCAGCGTCTCGTGAACCGCGCCAACCTAGAGCGCCAGTACAATCAGGCGTATGGTCCTAAGCCCTCTCAGCGCAGCCGTCTCAAGAAGCAGCTCGCCTCGCTTCCGGGCGACATCGCCGTGAGCGCCATCCGTAACGTCGGCACGAAGTACGCCACCAATTATCTCGACAGTGCTGTATCCGCAGGAGCCAAGGCGTCCAAGAAGCGCAAGAAGCGGAGCTGAGATCTAAGATGCTCAGTAATACCGCAACCCCGCGTTATTATGCTGAGTTCCGTGCGAGAGTCCTTTCTGGTGAGATCCCGGTATGTCACGAAATCGAACTGGAGATGAATCGGATCGATGACCGCGTTCGTAATCCTAGTTTCTACTATGACGATCTTGCGGTCGAGGGTTTCATCCGCTTCTGCGAATCGGAGATGACGCTCACTGACGGTCAGGATCTAGTCCTTCTGGACTCGTTCAAGCTATGGGCCGAGGAGATCTTCGGATGGTGGTATTTCATCGAGCGCTCGGTCTTCGTCCAGAACGAGAACGGCCGCGGAGGACATTTCGAGAAACGCAAAGTCAAGCAGCGCCTCATCAACAAGCAATACATCATCGTTGCTCGAGGCGGAGCCAAGTCTCTATACGAGACGCTGCTGCAAGCGTATTTTCTCACAATCGATACCACCACGACCACGCAGATCACTACCGCCCCGACCATGAAACAGGCCGAGGAGGTCATGCAGCCTCTTCGAACCGCCATGACTCGGAGCAAGGGTCCATTGTTCTCGTTCCTGACCGACGGCGAGATTCGAAACACCTCGGGCTCCAAGGCTGATCGTCAGAAGCTCTGTTCCACCAAGAAGGGGATCCAGAACTTCATGACGAACAGCATCGTCGAGGTCCGACCAATGTCCATTGACAAACTCCAGGGGCTCCGCCCCAAGCTCTGCACAGTGGACGAGTGGCTCTCCGGCGATATTCGAGAGGATGTCGTCGGCGCTCTCGAGCAGGGAGCTTCCAAGGTCAACGACTGGCTAATTGTGGCTGTCTCCTCCGAGGGCACGGTCCGAAACGCCAGCGGTGACGATATCAAGATGGAGCTCCTCAAAATCCTGAAGGGCGAATACCGAGACGAGCACACGTCCATATTCTACTACCGCCTAGACGACGTCAAAGAGGTTGGGAATCCGGACACGTGGCAGAAGGCTCAGCCGAACCTCGGCATGACCGTCACATATGACACATATGCTCGAGATGTTGAGCGCGCCGAGAACGTTCCCTCGGTCAGGAATGATATTCTGGCCAAGAGATTCGGTCTCCCCATGGAGGGATACACGTACTTCTTCACGTACGACGAGACGATTCCACATAGGAAGCAGGATTTCTGGCAGTTGCCCTGCGCTATGGGTTGCGACCTATCCCGAGGCGACGACTTCACGGCGTTCACGTTCTTGTTCCCCCTCAGCGGGGATCGTTTCGGTGTGAAGACCCGGTGTTACGTTTCTGAGAAGTCCGTTCTGATGCTCCCCGCATCACTGCGACGCAAGTATCAGGAATTCCTCGACGAGGGCTCCCTTCAAGTCATGGACGGGACCGTTCTCGACATGATGGAAGTCTACGAGGATCTCGATCGATATATTCTCGACCAGAATTATGACGTTCGGGCAATGGGGTTCGACCCCTACAACGCTCGAGCGTTCGTGGAGCGCTGGACTCGAGAGAATGGCGAATACGGAGTCGAGAAAGTCGTCCAGGGCGCCAAAACCGAATCCGTACCTCTCGGGGAGATCAAGAACATGGCGTTCAACCGCCTGCTTCTCTTCGATCAGGCGATTATGCAGTTCACCATGGGAAATTGCATCGCCCTGGAGGATACCAACGGCAACCGCAAGCTTTATAAGGATCGCAGAGAGCAGAAGATCGACTCCGTGTCGGCGCTACTCGACGCTTGGGTTGCATACAAAGTCCACCGAGAGATATTCGACTGAAAGGAGGCCGGCGGTGTCATTCGCGTCCAGGCTCAAGCACGCCTACAACGCGTTCACGAATCAGGACAGATCACCGGACTGGAATCTGGGTACTTCCTACGCCAGTCGACCCGATCTCCCTCTAAGCGTGTACAACATGGATTCGTCCATCGTCAACACGCTCTACAACATCATCTCGATCGACGTTGCGGCAACACCGATCCGGCATATTCAGCTGGGGGAGAATGGCCGCTTCGAGTTCGAGCGAGCGTCGTCTCTCAACGACTGTCTCGAGTTCGCCCCGAACAAGGACCAGAGCGGGCGATCCTTCATCCAGGACATCGTCCATACGTGCTTCGAGTACGGCGCGGCGGCCGTGGTACCTGTTGACACGGACCTGAACCCGAGGGAATCGAACACCTTCGAGATCAAGTCTATGCGCGTCGGCTACGTGACGCAGTGGTATCCGGACCACGTAAAGGTGCGGCTCTACAACGATCGCAAAGGCGAGCGTGAAGAACTGATTCTGCCGAAGAGGACTGTGGCCGTCATTCAGAACCCGTTCTATGAGGTGATGAACAAGCCGAACTCCACTCTTCAGCGCTTGGCGCAGAAGCTCACCCTTCTGGATGTCGCGGACAAGAGGGCGTACTCCGGCAAGCTAGATATCATCATACAGCTGCCCTACACCATCAAGTCCGGGGGGCTGCAGAAGCGAGCCGACGCCAGACTGAATCAGATTTCGGACCAGCTCACCAAGTCGACGTATGGAATCGCCTATGCCGACGGTACCGAGAAGATCACCCAGCTCAACCGCCCGGCAGAGAGCAACCTTCTGGCCCAGATTCAGTATCTGACCAAGGAGCTCTACGCTCGACTCGGCGTTACCGAGAACGTCTTCAACGGCACAGCCAAGGAAGAGGAACTCGCGCAGTACTGGAACCGAACGGTTGAACCGATGCTCGACGCAATCTCGATCGCATTCACCCAGACGTTCCTCACCAAGACCGCCAGGACACAAGGACAGCGTATCAAGTATCTGAAGGATCCGTTCCGTCAGGTGCCACCGTCCAAGATGATCTCGGCGCTCGACACACTCCTTCGCGACGAGGTCATCTCGTCCAACGAAGGCCGTTCGTACCTGTCCCTTCCGCCCGCTCCAGACGATGGTGCGGACGCCCTGCAGAATGCGAACATCAACCCGTCCGCCAGCACGGCGCTGGACGCACTGCCGTCCCAGGCCACGCCGGCCCAGGACGAGTACGACACTGAACCTACGGACGGAGGCCAAAATGGCGTATGACTTCAGCGGGTACGCCACAAAGAATGACCTGACTTGCTCAGACGGTCGGATCATTCGCCGCGACGCCTTCCGTGACAATGATGGTGCCACCGTCCCGCTTGTGTGGCAGCACGGTCACAACGACCCTGCGAACGTCATTGGGCACGCGAAGCTCGAGAATCGCAAGGACGGCGTGTACGCCTACTGCTCCTTCAACAAGACCGACGCGGCTGAGACCAGTCGTGAGCTGGTTGAGAACGGAGACGTGGACTCGCTGTCGATCTATGCCAACCGCCTGTCCCACTCTGGGCCTAGCGTTACGCATGGAAACATCGTTGAGGTCTCGCTCGTGCTTTCGGGCGCGAACCCCGGGGCACTCATCGACAACGTGGCCATTCAGCACTCCGACGGATCCTACGAGGACGCCGAGGATGAGGCCATCATCTACACCGGCACTGCCCTCGCTCACTCGGACGAAGAGCCCGAGGACGACGAGGACACCGAAGAGGAAGAGGAGGCCGACGTGGCCGACGAGGAGTTCGACGTCAACGAGTTCGTTGACTCCCTCACCGACGAGCAGGTTGACACTCTGTACGATTTCATCCAGTCCCTCCAGGACGAGGATGACGACAATGACAACGACGAGGCCGAGCACGGTTTCGGCAAGGAGGATGTTCTGGTGCACTCCAACATCTTTGAGGGTTCAGACGAGCCGGTCTACGGTGAGGTTCTGTCCCACTCCCAGATTCAGGAGATCTTCGAGGACGCCGCCCGCCCGGGCATGACCCTCAAGACTTCGTTCCTGGCTCACGCTCAGGACTACGGCATCAAGGAGCCGGAGAAGCTGTTCCCCGACGCCACGCTGGTGGACAAGGAGCCCCAGCGCGTCATGCGCGAGAACAGCTGGGTCTCCAAGGTTCTCAACGGCTGCAAGCACACGCCGTTCTCCAGGGTTAAGACCCAGTGGTCCGACCTGACCCCCGACGCTTTGCGCGCCAAGGGCTACGTGAAGGCCAGCCGCAAGAAGGACGTCGTCTACGAGGTGGCCAACCGTACCACCACCCCGACCACGATCTACAACAAGACTCGTATGGACCGCGACGACATCCTGGACATCACGTCCTTCGACGTTGTCGCCTGGATGAAGCAGAACCTGCGTCTCGCTCTTGACGAGGAGCTGGCTCGAGCTATCCTGATCGGTGACGGCCGCGATGTGTCTTCTCCGGACAAGATCAAGGAGGCCAACATCCGCCCGATCTGGAAGGACGACGAGCTCTTCGCCCACAAGGTCACCCTCGAGGCCGCTTCGGATCAGTACGCCGTCATCGACGCCGTTCGCCGTGCCCGGAAGAACTATAAGGGTTCCGGATCCCCGGTTCTCTACACCACCAACGAGTTCGTCTGCAACCTGCTCGAGCTCCGCGACAAGAACAACCGGTACGTCTTCCAGACCCCGCAGAACATCGCCACCAGCCTGAACGTCTCCGACCTGGTCGAGGTTGAGGTCATGGAGGGCGCTGAGCGTGACGAGGGCGGCAAGCGCAAGCTGCTCGGCATCATCGTCAACCTGTCCGACTACACGCTGGGTGCCGACAAGGGCGGTGAGGTCAACTTCTTCGACGACTTCGACCTGGACATCAACCAGCAGAAGTACCTGCTGGAGACTCGCTGCTCCGGCGCGCTGACCAAGTACAAGAGCGCTTTGGTCATCGAGCAGAAGACGGCCTGATTCGTCAAAATGGCTAAGTTCTTCGGAAAGATCGGTTACGGCGAGTCCGTACAGGTCAAGCCCGGGGTTTGGCAGGACAAGATCACCGAGCGATCGTACTACGGCGACGTCACGCGAATGATGAAACAGTATGTCTCGACCGACAAGGTGATTCCGGATCTCCGCACGAACAATCAGATCCGCATTCTCGCGGACGCGTTCGCTCTGGAGAACTTCACGGCCATCAAGTACGTGGAATGGATGGGGGCGCGCTGGTCCGTAAGCAATGTCGAGGTCGCACGCCCCCGTCTAGTCCTCGACCTCGGAGGGGTGTACAATGGGCCGACTGCAACTCCATGAGTCTTTGGTTGGGGCCCTTGGCTCGGACCATGTGTACTACCAGCCACCGGAATCTGTCAAGCTCGTCTACCCGTGCATCGTCTATCAGCGCAATAACGCTTCCCCGTATTACGCCGATAATGTGCTGTGGTGGAACTTGATCGGATATCAGGTCACGGTCATCGATCGTGATCCGGATAGTCCCGTAAACGACAAGGTGGCCGCAATACCGACGGCTCGATTCAGCCGCTTCTTCGCGACTGAGGGCCTCAACCACAATGTGTTCACCATCTACGCTTAGGAGGATGCAGCATGGCTGCTCTCACCTGGGACCAGGATGGCGCTCGCGTCTACGAAACTGGTGTTGACCACGGCGCTCTGTACGTCGTGGACGCTAGCACCGGCAAGTATGGCAAAGGCGTAGCCTGGAACGGTCTCACCAAGGTCACCGAGACCCCGTCCGGCGCCGACATCTCCGATGTCTACGCGGACAACGTCAAGTACATCTCCCTCCAGGCCGCTGAGACCTTCGAGGGCACCATCGAGGCCTACACGTTCCCCGATGAGTTCATGGCCTGTGACGGTACCGAGGCTGCCGAGGCCGGAGTCTACCTCGGCCAGCAGGCTCGTGTGAAGTTCGGTATCGCCTACCGGACCGTCAAGGGTAACGACACCAAGGGCAACGCGTTCGGCGAGAAGATCCACGTTCTCTATGGTCTGACCGCTCAGCCTTCGGAGCGCGCTTACAGCACGATCAATGACTCTCCTGAGGCCATCAGCTTCTCCTGGAGCGTCAAGTCGACCCCTGCCTCGGTCACTGGCCACAAGCCGGTTTCTGTCATCACGCTCGACAGCACCGTGCTCACCCCCGCGAAGTACAAGGCCGCCACGGAGATGCTGTTCGGAAAGTCCGACGCAGAGCCGAAGCTTCCCACACCGGACGAGCTGATCACTGTTATCAAGTCCGCGGCCTGAGATACGCCTGCGCCCTCGGTTGAACGCCAAATCCCGAGGGCGCAGCGCCTCGATAGGAACACGCACATGCTTACACTTCAGATCCACGGGGAGGAGAAGTACGACGATGTACGCAATCTCTTCATTCCTGGAATCGCCACCGAGCTTAAGCTCGAACACAGTCTTCTATCTCTGTCAAAATGGGAATCGATTTGGAAAGTGCCGTTCCTGGGTAATCGGGAGCGTACCGCCGAGCAGTCACTCAGTTACATCGAATGCATGACCATCGGCAAGGTCAACCCTCTGGCATACTCTCACCTCACGCCTGAGCACGCCCAGAAGGTTGCGGACTACATTAACGACCCGATGACGGCGACGACATTCCGAGATCACGGTCCGGGATCGCGAGAGATCATCACTTCGGAACTGATCTACTACTGGATGGCCACTTTCTCCATTCCGTTCGAATGCGAGAAGTGGCATCTGAACCGCCTCATGACTCTGATCCGTGTCTGCGGCGAGAAGAACAAGGATCCCAAGAAGATGAGCCGGGCCGAGATAGCTCGTCAGAACCGTTCGCTTAATGCGGCCCGTAGAGCGAAGATGGGAAGCAAGGGATGATCACAGGAACCATCTCCGGGAAGTCCAACCCGGGGTCCACCGTCGTTGTGGATGTGGTTAACGGGTCTTCTACCTCTCTCACCACGATCGATGGAAACATCAATATCCAGGCCGTGGGATCCGAGGGCGCTTACACCCGAATCTACGTCTACTACGCGGACAATACGAGCGCGAAGTACACCGGAACTCTCAGCGAGAAGCGACCGATTTCGTTCAACGCGACCAAGAACACCGGAGGTGGCGGCAACGGTAATGTCCTCATCCTGCCGGTAGGTGGCGAGGTTCCGTCGGGGACGCCGTCGAACACGGTGATTGTGCGTAGGACCGTCTGATGACCATGCGAATCCGCGGATCCGTCAAAAGCTCGGATCCGACGAAGCCACTCAGTTACATGGGGGCGTTCAAATCCGGCGACTGGGGGCTCCTCGTCGTGGCCGGACAGTTCGGAACGCAGGGGGACGCCACGCCTGCGGGCTGGACCGGCATTTACGACACGGACAAGAAGAACGAGAACTGGATTCGGTCGACCACAGTGGCTGTCCACAAGGCCCAGTGGGGCGCCGAATTCAAAAACATCAACTGGGGGTCCAAGAACGCCGAGTACAAAGGACGCCAGTGCGCGTATCTCGTCGTGATCGACGGGTCCACTATCGACAACATGGAGCTCGAGGCGATCCACAGCACCGAGAACGCCCAGCTCATAAGCGATGTCCCCTGCTTCGGCATCATGACGATGCATGCATCGGCTACCGAGAATGTCGTTGCTTTTCCCAGCACTACAACCATCATCACGGATGGCTCTTGGGGGAAGAAAACCGACGCCAGCTGGAGCTCGATCGCGGTTAACTACGCCACGGCACCTTTCACTTCGCCAGCAGGCGGAACCGTCGCCAAGAGTCGAACGTTCGTCAAGGTCACGGAGCACGTTGAGCAGGCGAGCGAAGACCCGACGATGGCTAACGGCACGCGAGTGGAGTACTTCGTCTGGTCCGGTACTGACGCGATCTCGTGCGTCAGCATGAAGGCGATCCCTTATGGCTCTCGCTCTGTCGAGGAGATGCTCAAGACCCCGAAGTTCTTCGTGGCCCATCGAGGCGGATCCGAATCCTGGCCGGAGCACACCGAGCGTGCGTATTCGCAGTGCCCGATATTCAAGTGCCATGGCCTCGAGATGAGTTGCGGGCAGTCGAGCGACGGCGTGTGGTTCGGATGCCATGACCAGTCGCTTTCGCGTCTTGTTCCGGCGCTCACCAAGCCTGTGGACCAGTACACCTGGGATGAGATCAAAGCCGCCGCTTCCCAGACCGAGTACATGCCCGCCAGACTCGACTGGTTGATCGAGCACTACATCGACAGCCACGTTCTCGTGGTCGACCCGAAATACAAGACGGGAAAGTGGGAAGAATTCCTGGCGGTCTTCAAGGGACTGGAGAACAAGATCATTTTCAAGGCGTACGGCGACACGCAATGGGCGTTCGACCCGATCCGCGCTAAGGGCGTGAAGACCTGGGGCTACGCCTACGCCGGCGATAAGGACAAAGCCTGGTATGCGAACTGGGCCGCGGGTAAGACGTGCGACGTTCTCAGCATGGAGTACACCGCGCCGCAGGAGATCTGGACCGCGCTCAAACTATCGGGTAAACCGTTAGTCTCACACATTCCTTCTGTTCCCGAATCCGTCAAAATGGGTTGGGACAAGGGGGCAGACGGTGCGATCTGCTCAAACCCAAAGGCGTGCATGCCTACGTGTGCGTGAGAGGAGGATGGATTGACTGTAGCTTCGTACGCTGCTAGCTGTGCTAGGTACTATGCTGATGACGCAAACATCGGATACAGTCAGCCTGAACGATGGACATTCTACGACCAGTCCGACTGGGACGGTTGGTTCCACGGAATCGCGGCCAACGCGGATTGCTCGGCGCTTGTCGCGGGATGCTACAACCTGGCTGCCCACCACGAGTGGGGCGAGCCTTTCACCGCGGGATACTTCCCGAAGTCGACCTGGACCGGATCCCTTCGTGAGGAGTGCGCTAAGCGCAACTTCGCGGATATTTCAGACTCATGGAACGGTAACGAGCCTGACGGCGGCTTCGAGGTTGGCGACATCGTCCTGAGTGAGGCCGCTTCCGGAGGCCGTGGTCACGTGGCCATCGTGACTCAGACCGGCCCGACGGTTCTCGCCGAGGCATGGATCGCAGAAGACGGTTCAATCGACGGTTACGCTGGCGACCAGACGGGCGGAGAGGTTCGCACGATCCTCTACAACGACCACCCGTATACCAACGCAGACGCTTGGACCCATTGCCTTCGCCGCAGGGACAACCACGTCTCCGTGGACGACGGAACGCGATCTGCGGGCACCAGCTCGTCCTCGAGTACTCCCAGCTCTTCAGCCTCCAGCATCCAGGATGCCGTACTGCAGGCCGCTGACAATGTCGGTTGCCCGTGGTGGGCTGCTCTGGCTGCTTTGTGGATGGAGACGGGTTTCGAGGGAGCGAACATCTACGGTCACGATGCCGGCGGTGCCTGCTCCGGGTGGGGCGAGGTCACGAAGGAGAACTTCGAGAACGACTTCTGGCCCGTCGTTTCAAACTGGGGCACGTCCAACGGTGTCGGCCCTCTGCAGGTGACGTACAACGGCTACTTCATTCAGGATCCGAACCGTGCCTGGTGGGATCCTGTGAAGAGCGCGGAAGTCGGTTGCACAATTCTGCGCGATCTGATCGCTTATGAAGGTGATTCATACGAGGACCTTCGTCGAGTCGGATCTCGTTACAACAGCGGAAATGCTTCAGGTGCTTACGACTCCTACGGCGTTCCGTTCTCGCAGCACTGTGAATGGTGGTACAATCACGGCCGTCCTTCAGGCGGCGGAGAGGAGTCATGGATGAGTGAGGGTGTCGACATTCTAAAAGAGATGAACGCTCGACTGATCGAGATCTCGGACCAGACCGGTTCCGGCATCGCGGGTCGTCGCTTCGACGGTCCCCTGGTCGGCTGGTTCAAGACCGTGAGCGGTCAGCTCTCCACCCTGAACGACAAGGTCGACGCGCTGTCGGCCAAGCTCGACCAGAAGTGATCTGAGGAGGTCCAGCCATGCCTACGGGCAAAATCAGCGGGCGTTTTCCCGCGTGGTCAGTCGTCCAGGTGGACTGTCTCGATGGAGACACGCTCGTCAAGTTCGTGGATGGTACTGGGCGCCTGACCGGTCAGGTCAATTACCGCGAGAAGCTCGACGCTCGCGTTTGGTGCCACGTCGGCATGGCTGAGGCCTATCGTCTCGTTACGCTCGACGCGTCCAGGGTCACAGACGTGTCTCTGGATGTGCCGGGCGCTAACGGCGGCGACACGAAAGAGCTCGAGCGACAGATAAACTTACTGGCCCAGGACGTTTCGCCGTTCGTCAAGGGGCACAGGTATTACAGTCCGGTCACCTACTTCTGGCCGGACTATTACAACGGCACTACGTCAAAATGGAATAGAACTCTCGGATACGGCTCGTCCCTTGGCGTTGTTATCATGAACCGGAACAGCGGAGACTGGGAAACGTTCGACGCCGACTTCCAGAAGCAGGCGGCCAGAGCGCTTTCCGCCGGAGCCAAGCGCTGCGTCTTCTACGTCAAGACCCAATACGGTGTTGCCGAGCTCCCGAAGGACGACCCTGCTCGCGCAGGAGTACCTGACGTTGACAAATACACCCAGGACTACATCCTCCAGCAGATCGCCTGGGCGAAGAAGAACTACCCGAACGAATGTCAGGGGGTCTTCCTCGACGAGGTCGTCAACGGATGGGGTGCACAGGCGCCCAGACTCGACTGGTACAGACGGCTGTTCGAGAAAATTCGCGATCTTTACGGCAAGCAGTTCCTCATTGTCATCAACACCGGGTCGAACATCGCTGATGACTTCGTCAGTGCGGATTTCGACATCTGTATGTGCTTCGAGGAGAAGGCCGAGACCTACCTCAAGAACGATGCGGCGAAGCCCGTCATGACCGACCGGATGATGCAGGAGCCGGCCACTCGCTGGTGGCACGTTATCCACGACGTTACCAAGGACAACTACCAGAAGGTTGTGAACCAGGCGGCGTCTCTCGACGTGGCGCACCTCTACATCACCGACGGCCAGCTCGTCAAGGGAGAAGGCGGTCAGTGGAAGCCTGAGGTGAATCCGTATCAGAACCCTCCGAGTGAATGGCTCATGCCTCTCACTATCGCATGGGTCAACGGTTACCTCGACATCCTTAATCGGGTCATAGCTCTGGAGGCCAAGCAGAAGTGAGTGTCTCGCTCTCGCTCGACGGCAAGTTCGTCAAGACCGAGGCGTGGCTCACCAGGCTCAAAGAGCAGGAGTACCTCGACGTACTCAAGGATTGTGGACAGCGGGGCGTGGACGCATTGAGCGATGCCACCCCCGTTGACACGGGCCTCACCTCGCAATCCTGGACCTATAACATCGAAAAAGGGTCTGGTGTCGGCCGTATCGTGTGGTCTAATACTCACGTCGTCAACGGTGTCAACATCGCCGTGATTCTCCAGTACGGACATGGCACCGGAACAGGCGGCTATGTCCAAGGCAGGGATTATATTAATCCGGCCATGCAGCCCATATTCGACGAGATCGAGCAGAGAGTGCTCAAGGTGGTGAATTCCGTATGAGTACCATTGAAGATAAAGTCGTATCCCTGAAGTTCGACAACAAGCAGTTCCAGTCAGGAGTTGCGGAGTCTCTCCAGTCCGTTGAGAAACTCAACACGGGCTTGAAGATGGAGGGCGCCACCCAGGGACTCGACAACGTCGCGAATTCCGCAAGGCGTCTGACATTCGGCGAGGCCATCAGCGGCGCCGGGAACTTGATCTCGAACATGAGCGTTCTCGGGGTATCCGGCATCGCAGCACTCGGAGGCATCGCGTCGAAAGCGGTATCCGTCGGAGCGGACCTGATCAAGTCCCTCTCGATTGAACCGGCGCTCGACGGCTTTCAAGAGTACGAGATGCAGCTCAATTCGGTTCAGACGATTCTCGCCAACACGGCGAGCAAGGGCGAGGACATCAACAGTGTCAACGCCGCCCTGGACGAGTTGAACACGTACGCGGACCAGACCATCTACAACTTCTCCGAGATGACTCGGAATATCGGCACCTTCACGGCAGCCGGTGTGGGGCTGAAGGACTCGGTGTCCGCTATTAAGGGTCTGAGCAACCTTGCGGCTGCCTCCGGCTCGACCAGCGCCCAGGCGTCAACGGCCATGTATCAGCTCTCGCAGGCTATCGCTACCGGCACGGTTCGACTTATGGACTGGAACTCGGTAGTCAACGCTGGAATGGGCGGCGAGCAGTTCCAAGAGGCCTTGAAGCGCACTGCCCGAATTCACGGCGAGGCGGTGGACGAAGCCATTGCCAAAGAGGGGTCCTTCCGTGACTCCTTGCAGGACGGGTGGCTCACGTCCGAGGTCATGCTCGAGACATTGAGTCTCATGACCGGCGACTACTCCGAGGAAGCCATCCGCGCGATGGGCTATACCGAGGAGGAGACCCAGGCGATCATGGAGTTCGCGGAGACCGCCAAAGGCGCCGCGACTCACATCAAGACCTTCTCGCAACTTGTCGGAACGGTCAAAGAGGAACTGGGCTCCGGGTGGGCCACCACTTGGCGAATCGTTCTCGGCGACTTCGAGGAAGCCGAGCAGCTTTGGACCAGTATCGGAAACGTTATTACGTCTAAGATTTCCGATATTTCCAGCGCCAGGAACAAGATGCTTCTGGAATGGAAGGAGCTGGGCGGTCGAGACGAACTCCTGCGCGGCCTTAAGAACTCCTTCGAGGCACTGATCAAGCCCATTCAGGCTATCGGCAACGCCTTCGGGAGGGTGTTCTCCGGGCCGTCGGCTCAGGGACTTTACAATGTCACGAAAGCCTTTGCAGACTTCACGGCCACGCTGGTCATGAACGATCGGACGATGGAGGTTATCACCTCTGCGTTCGAGGCTCTGTTCAGCGCCGCTAAGCTAGGTCTCGACATATTCGTCGACTTGGCGAAGATCGTCGGATCAGTCCTCTTCGGGGCGTTCCACATTCTCACGACCGTTCTCGGTATAGCCATCAGGTCTACCGGGGGTCTTGTCGGGGTCATCCGTGACGCTGTGAACTGGGTGCGAAACTGGTACGAGTCCCTCAATCTGTCCGAGCGCGTGATCACGGCGATCACTAATGCCTCGAACAAGATGGCAGACGCCATGGCTCGCACGGTCACCTGGACCAGGCAGCTCGTGGCCGGATTCAAGCAGGGATTCACTTCGGAATACGCCTCTACATGGGATCGTCTCACGGATGCCGTCGAGCGACTGTGGAAAGCGATGAAGATTGCCGGAACCGTCATCAAAGACGTGATCCTGGAGCCTTTCAGACAGCTCAAGAACGACAGCGGCCCTGTTGGCGACGCGGTGAACGCCGTTGGAACAGCTGTGGGCGCTGCTGGATCCGCAGCAGAGAAGGCGGGTGGATGGTTCGTCCAGCTCAAGGATAAGATCGTCGCGTTCTTCCGTGGAGCGGACGAGAATTCCGAGGGATGGGGCAAGTCGTTCGCCGACAAGCTCATTCCTTTGACGGACCAGCTCATCGACAAGATCGATCGTCTCTCCGACCGCACCATGGTGTGGGGCAACACGATTGCGAACTGGGTCTCACCGCGCGCTCAAGCATTGGCCGAGCACGTCGACGAGCTCAGGTCAAAATGGAGCGATTTCAAAGAAAGTCTTGGGGACGTCGACTTCTCCTGGACGGATAAGCTGAAGTCCGCAGTCGCCGCAGTGGGGTCGGGAATCGGAAATGTGTTCTCCGGTATGAAGTCGGGGAGCATCGACTGGTCCCCGTTCACCAAAGCGTGGAATGATCTTAAAGAAATCGTCTCGCATTACACTGAGCGGGTGAGAGGCGCCATTTCGGTGACCTCTCAGTTTGTCAAGAACCTGGATCTTGGGGACAAGGTATCCTCGGGATGGTCGAACTTCCTCGGTCTGTTGAAGAACATCATCGGATTCCTTTCCAAGCTTGGAGAGTTCGCGGTGTTCGTCGGCGGTAAGATCAAGAACGCGCTCGAACCGATCTTCGGCGGCATTCTCAACCAATTCAAGAACGGCGACTGGCAGGGTCTCTTCGACAACCTTGTCAAGGGCGGTGCTCTGGCCACATTCGTCGTCCTGGCCAAGAAGGTAACCGATACTCTCAAGGCCATGAAACAGACGTTCGAGGGTTGGGCCGGAATCGGCGACAGCGTTAAGGGCGTCATCGACGGATACGCCGAAAGCATGGAAGCCGCCACTGGAAAGGTGAAAGCCGAAACGCTCCTCATCTACGCGGCGGCTATCGCGGTCCTGGCAGCGTCCTTGTGGATCCTGGCTCAGGTTCCTGCGGAGAGCGTTATGGCCTCTGGCATTGCCATCGGCGTGGCATTCGCGGCCATCACCAAGGCCATGGAGAAGATGAACGACTCCATGAGCGCCGTCTCCTCGGGCAAGATGATCATTCAGGCAGCCGGCTTGATTCTGGTATGCACGAGTATCATCATCCTCGGACACGCCATGCAGAATGTTGCTTCTCTCGGCTGGGGCGGAATCATGAAAGGCCTCGTCGGGGTCGGCGCGGCTATCGGTATGCTGGTAGTCCTGGCGAACACCATGGGGTCTCCGCGTCAGCAGACGAAGTTCATCTCGTTCGGTCTGGCTATGAATCTCATGGCCGCGGCAACACTCATCATGACCAAGGTCGTCAAGAATCTTGGCGAGATGGATACCGGGAGCCTCATTCAAGGTGAACTGGCTCTGGCCGCATTGCTCGTCATCGTCGGCATCTACGCTGAGATCTCGAACAAGAAGGTTAGCATTGGTTCAGCTCTGGCGTTCCTGGCTATTGCTTACGTCTTGAAGCAGCTGAGCGGTATCATCTCTGAATTCGCGTCCATGCCGTGGTCTGATTACCTTAAAGGCGTCGTCATGATGGGGCTGGTGCTCGCGGGACTCATCGCTGCGATGAATTTCAGCGACCCCAACATCACCGGTGCGGCCACTCTGATGATTGCGGTCCTAGCCGTCAAATTGGCAGCTTCTGAGATAGCCAACATCGCCTCCATGGACTGGGGGACCTATCTCAAGGGCGTCACCATGATGGGGCTGGTGCTCGCGGCTTTGGCTGTTGCCACCACTCTTGCGGACGGCGGTATTTTGGGTGCTGCAGGCATCATCCTCACGGCTCTGGCCATCCAAATCCTGGTTCCCGCACTCCAAGCCCTGGCAGACATGTCTTGGGCCGAGTTGCTTGAAGGACTCACGGGTCTTGGTCTTGCATTGGCCGTTGTGGTCGTCGCGGGGTACGCAGCAACCGGTGCAGCTATCGGGCTCCTGGCTCTAGGCGTGGCTATCGGACTTATCGGTGCAGGTGTCGGTCTGGCAGCCATCGGTCTGGCAGCGTTCATTGAGGCGCTTACGGGGCTATTGTCTCTCGGCGGTCAGAGTGTCGAACTCTTTCTTCAGCTGTGTCAGGGTCTGATCGACATGCTGCCCTCGCTCGGCACTAACGCTGCGCAGGCGCTGATCAACTTCTGCCAGGTCCTGGTCGACAATCAGCAGACGGTCGTCGACACGATCACTTTGCTGATGACGGCTATCGCTCAGGCCGCGATCAACTCGACCCCGACCATCGTCGAGGCGTTCGGTACTATCACCATGGCCATCCTCAACAAGTTCGTTGAGCTGACACCGGGTGTGACGCAGGCCGCGTTCGACATGATCATTGGGTTTATTGACACCTGCACGGCGAACATGCCGACCTTGGTATCCTCTGGTGCGAACCTGATTCTGTCCTTCTTGCAAGGGCTGAACGACTGGATTCCGACGATCGCCGACGCTGCTACGACTGCCATCGTGACCTTCATCACGGCCATTGGCGACAACTCGCCCAGGGTGGTTAACGCCGCGTTCGACACCGCGATCAAGTTCATAAACGGTCTTGCGGACTCCATTCGCAACAACAAAGATCGTTTGTACGACGCGTGCGGGAACCTTGTGGACGCCATTAAAGGCTTTATCATGGAGGGAATCGAGCGGATCAAGAGTCGCATCAAGTCGAAGGCCGGAGAACTGGGTAGTCACTTGGTTGACGGCATCAAGAACGCCATTCGAAACGGGGTTTCGGGGGTCGTTAACCAGATCAGGGACTTGGCCAACCAGGCCATCGCCAAGGCGAAAGATTTCTTCGGAATTCACTCACCTTCCAGGGTCTTCTATGAGATCGGCCAGTACAACATCCAGGGTCTAGCCAACGGTCTCAGGGACTCCGGCGAGGCGATCGGTGCTATTTCTGACCTGAGCAACACCTTGACTGGATCGATGAAGGCGGCCCTGGACGATCTCGACTACTCGAGCTATCTCGACGAGTCGACACTGAGTCCCGAGATCAAGCCGGTGATGAACCTGGATAACATCACCGAGGGCGTCGACCAGATGCAGCAGCTCCTGAATCAGGACAGTCTCGTGGCACCGGTAACAGCGCAAATGGCTTCGCAGGCAGCCGCACAGCCTGCTGTCACGGCCCAGCCGCAACCTCAGGCTACAGGCGATAGGCCATTCGGAGACGCGCAGTCTGTTGTGTTCAACCAGTACAACACGTCTCCTCGAGAGCTGTCGACAGCGGAGATCTATCGGCAGACGCACAATCAGCTGAGTCAGGTAAGGGAGGCTATGTATCAGCTATGATCCGCACCATCGTCCTCACCAATCCCGGTGGCGAGACGTTGGCGCTTGATCTCTTCGAGCCGTGGAAGACCGGGATCGCCGTCAAGAACGTCGACGGTCTCGGTCCCGGCAAGGCCGATATTAACACCACCGACCTTGCCCTCACCGACTCAGCTCTCTTCAACGGATCCAGGGTGCAGAAGCGCACTGTGTCTCTCACCCTGGTTCCGATGGAGATTCCCACGCAGGACGTGGAGCAGTCCAGGCAGAAGATCTATCGGTTCTGCCAGATCAAGCAGCCCGTACGAATCACCGTGTATGCCGACCACCGTCAGGTATATACCGACGGATACGTCGAGTCCTCAGAGCCCGACATCTGGTCTAACCTGGAATCTCACAAAGTCTCGATCCTCTGTCCTTACGGCTATTGGTATGATAACCGCGAGGATGCTTCGGACCTTATCAACTTCGACGTTGAGGAGCCCTCGTTCGAGTTCTCCTGGGAGGACCCTCTCCCCGATTCCCCTACGCTGGAGTTCTCGCGCACCCTATCCGACAAGACGGCTATCGTGAACTATGAGGGAGACGTCGAGGCCGGCTTTCTTCTGCGTATCAAGATACTTAAGGCTAATCCGCTTCCGATCGTCTTGACCGAGACCGTCTGGCAGCAGACGATGAAGCTCACGGGTAAGTGGACCCCATCCGCCACGGCGTATCAGCCGTCTGTCGGAGACACCATCGAAGTGGACACTCGCATCGGCCAAAAAGGAATCTATCTGGAGAAACCGAACGGCACTCGTTACAAGGGAATGTATTTCCTGGACTTCAATTCCGACTGGCTGCTCATGCACCCAGGACGAAACGAATTCCACTATGCCATGTCTGACAAGACGGCTGTGGACATTCGGTTCACCACAGACATCACGTATCAGGGGGTGTGAATGTATCTGGCTGTACTCGACGAGTCATGCAACCTCACGCATCTAGTTGACGACTATATTTCGGTCGTGTGGACGGAGCGCTTCCATGGCTACGGCGATTTCAAGCTGGTCGTGCCCGGAACGTACGCCAACCTCCAGGAGTACCAGCTGGATTATTACTTGTTCACCAAGGACACGAACAAGCTGATGATCATAGAGCAGGTCGAGATGGAGACGCACTACGGCGAATCCAGCACACTCACGATCACTGGCCGCTCGATCGAGTCCGTCCTCGACAGGCGAGTACTTCACCCGTATCCGGTGAACGACTACACCATCTGCGCTAAGCACGAGTCCACCAACGGCATCATTCGGGATGTCGTCAAAGACATGACGAATCTGTTGTTCAAGGTTGACGAGCCGGACCACCAGCGGCACGTTGACGGTTTTCGTTGGTACCATCCTTGGAATCTACCCGCCGACATTCTGCATGGCCGCGACGGAAACGCTATGGACATCGGGTCTATGCGACTCGGATCCAATGAGCAGATCAGGACATCCTCTGGGAGTCACGTCGAGAATGCGGGCGTCTACGGAGAGGCCACGCGGGACCAGTACATCATGCAGGGATCGTGGTACTCCCTGATGCAAGACATCACGGACCTGAACATGAGCGGTTGGGCGATCGAGTTCGCCGATAACAACCCGTGGTACTGGTACGGGTATGCGTATCTCGGAATAAACCGAACGGACTCGCAGAACGAGAACCCTCCGGTGACGTTCTCGCCCTCGTTCGAGAATCTGTCCAAAGGCACATACCTCAAGTCCAAGGTCGGAACCCGAACCAAGATCTTCTCCGGACTCCAGCAGGTGCACGTCACCTCGGGTATGGAGCAGGAGTACATGTGGCAGACGGACGTCAACATCCAGAACGAGTCTGTCCAAGTCGGCACCAAAGGTCTTGGTTTGCGTGAGGGATATCTCGAGAATCCCGGAGTCATGACGCACAACGGCTACCTTGCTACCAGTCAGAACTCCGCGAGAACCGGAAACACGGGGGTGGACCCGGAGGCCGCCAGACGACAACTGAAAGACAAGTGCGACACGGAACTGTGGAAGCACATGCCCATTCAGATGTACGAGGGCGTAGCCGCAGTCAACTCGATCTACAAGTATCGCGAGGACTTCTTCCTGGGCGACTTTGTGCAGATCGAGAACGAGTACGGCCAAAAGGACGTCGCCCGGGTGACCGAGTACGTTCGTTCGTCAGACGTCAACGGGGACACCTTCTACCCCACGTTCTCGTCTTTGTCAGATCTACAGAAGAGTAAGCCGGGGTTGAACATCAAATGACGCTTACCAGTGGTTTCTACTCCTCGAAGGACGGGGACCGCAAGTATTCAGCAGAACAGATGGGTGAGCTCTTCGACGGCCTCATCCATTACGGCATCTACCAATCATACGGCCAGGCCCTGGGAGTCACGGCGATCAGCGGAAAGTGGGCCGTTCGCATAGGCACAGGTCGCGCGTTCCTCAACAAGACCTGGGTGAACAATGACGCGCCGTACGACCTTCCGCTCGAGCAGCCGGACGTCACCCATCCTCGCTGGGACTTGGTCTGCTTGCGCATCAACAGAGACCCGTCGGTCAGGGCTGCTTCGTTCGCCGTCTACAAAGGTGTGTCCAGCAGCAATCCGCAGGTCCCGAACGTTCGAAACACGGACCTCGACAAGTGGTATCCTCTGGCGAGGATCCGCACGAGTCCCGGTATGCAACAGGTCACATACAACCAGATCTGGAATGCTCGAGGTTCGTCTGCTACACCTTGGGTGACCGGAGTCGTCGAAAGTCTTGACGCTTCGACCCTCTACGCTAAGTGGGACGCCCAGTACGAGCAGTGGTCCTCTGAGCAGCAGAAGGCGCAATCTCTGAGCATTCAGAACTGGATGGCAGAGCAGAAGTCGGACTACGAGTCCTGGCGCAACACCTTGAAGACCACCCTCGACGGTAACGCTGCGACGAAACTCGCTCAGCGTCTCGACAATGTCGAGAAACAAATCGCTTCGTTCACGCAGGGCGTGGCAATCAAGGACGTCCTTCTGGACGCTCAAAATGGCGCAGAGATCCAGGACCATGCAGGCAACCCCATCAATGCCCAGCGCCTCTATATGATGGTTTGAGCAGAGGAGTATATCCATGAAGATCTCGGACTATCCCGAGGCCACATACATCGGTCCGAATACCGATTACTTCGTCGTTCAGAACGGCACCACCAGCACGAAGAAGATCAACGCGGACTCATTCAGGTTCGCGATGTTCGACAACGTGCCGATGATGCATCGTGTCCTCGCCAGGGGCTACAACCTCGGTTCGTCATTCACGCCCCAGCAGCAAGCCGCTATTTCCTCAGGCCAGTTCACGAACATGTGGATCGGCGACTACTGGACTACGGGCGACACGAAGTGGTACATTGTCGATTTCGACTACTGGGGTGCATGTGACCCGTCGATCGGTCGGCACATCGCCGTTATGCCCGACAGGAACACCTCTTCAGCGGTAATGCACCGAGGCGAGTACTGCGGCGGATTCCGCAACAGCGAGCTCTTCGCGGCCCTGAACGATAACCCGAAGACGAACGCCACGAAGGCCTACGGTCTATTCGGTGATTCGCATATTCTCGCACACAACTCGTGGTTCGAGAACCGTTGGGACACGGACACCAAATACGGCGGCACAGTTCGCGAGGAGGGTTACCGCTTGTACGCCCAGAGCGGCGAGGTGTTCAAGATCAAGGTCACAATTCCCACTGAGCAGATGCTGTTCGGTGCGCACGTTAAGCAGTCGTTCCAGAACGGCTCCGAAGGTGCATACCGAGCCGAGTGCCGACAGCTTCGCTACTTCCAGCTGTTCAATCACCAGAACCCGAACGAGGATTTCTGGCTCCGCGACCAGACCTGGGCCAACTACTTCAGCGCCTGGAAGGGGAACATCGCTCGTGATGAGATCATGACGAGCTCTCTCGGAATTCGGCCGGTTCTGGCTATTGGAGGCTGACCCGTGCGCCCAGAGCTCACTATGATATTGACCATCATGACGAGTGTGCTAGCATCTAGTGGTCTATGGGCATTCTTAGACCGACGGGCGGAGAGGAAGGACGCTCGAACACAGCTCCTTCTCGGTATCGCGCACAACCAAATAATGGCTCTCGGGACGGCGTATCTGTCTCGAGGATATATCACCATCGACGAGTACGAGGATCTGCAGAAGTATTTGTATTCCCCGTATTCGTCTTTCGGTGGTAACGGCATGGCCGAGAAGGTCATGAAGGAAGTTCAGGAACTTCCCATACATTTTCCGGAGACTCGAAAACACTACAGACCGGAGGACAAGCATGTCTAACTCCACCTACGACAAGGCCAAGTGGGTTGCCCTCACCCTGCTTCCCGCACTGTCGGCCCTCTACGTCGCTCTCGCCGCCTCGCTCGGTTGGGGTCACGTGGATGCGGTTGTCGGTACCATCGCCGCCGTCGACACCTTCCTCGGCACGCTGCTCGGCATCTCCGCCAAGAACTACACCCCGTCCACCGACGGAGTGCTGCACGTCGACCACGGCAAGCAGGAGGTCTACGCCGCTCTCGAGAAGCCCGCGAAGGACCTCGCCGAGAACAAGACCGTCACCCTGGCGGTGAACGAGGTCGCCTGATCGCGTCCCTAACATGTCCTATAATGAGAACCCCATCTGAAAGGACAACCCGAAATGAACACTCCCGAACACAATGCTGAGAACGCCCTGAAGGACGCTTACGCATTCATCGACGGAATGGACCCCGACGCGGAGGCGTACGCGAATGCGCTCGCCAACATCCGTGAACTGGAAGCCATCTGCGCGAAGCATCGAGACGAAACTCGGCGTGCCGAGAAGCACGAGAGCGAACTCGATAAGCAGCGAGCAGTCAAGCTTCCGTCCCCGGACACGATCGTCACATGCGCGACGTCTCTCGTGTCGGTCCTTCTCGTCGTGAAAGCTGAGAGCATCCTGCCGGTTACCAGCAAGGCACTCGGATTGATCACGAAGGTCCGTATCTGACCGTTCAACGTCCCGGAACTCATATTCGAGCAACTCGCAAGAACATGGGTTCTGGGACTTGGATTCTAAAAATTCCCGGGTGGGCAGTTAGGACTCGCAAACTCAACATGCCCCATAATGAGACCCCGACTATTGGAAGGAATACACCATGTCCTACGGCACCAAGCTCAAGGAGATCGCTCTGCACGACTCGCTCGCGGTTTGGCTGTACCTCGACAACCTCGAGAAGACAGCCGATCCCGTGTACGCGAACGCGCTCGAGCGGCTTGCTTACGAGCGGCTTGCTCAGGATCACGTGACCGCCTGAACATACTCATAACTCAACCCCACGAACCCCGTAACAAGGGTTCTGGGTTTTCCATGATAAGATAGGAGCACACATGGGTTCTACACTGGTGACGACAGCGTCCAAGTGGATTGTCCGGAACCTCCCAGCCATCCTGACCGGGTCCGCCGTGGCAGGTCTTGGCGGAACCGTATATCTGGCCGTCAAAGCGGATCGAGAGGTCCAGGCCATCAAGCGTCGACAGCGCACGTTCAGCGAGAAGGATTGGAAGACCAAGTACAATGTCGCCTACAAGCTCTACGTCCCCGCAGCCCTCGCCGGTGCGGCAACGGCGGCGTCCATCGTGGGTGCCTTTGCGATCGGGAATCGTCGTCAAGCCGCAGCAGCCGCAGCCTACGCGTTCACGAAGGAGTCGTACGACCGCTACCGTGCCACGACACGACAGGAGATTGGCGACGAGCGGGAACGTGAGCTTGCTACTCAAGCTGCTGAGCGAGTGAAGACTCCGGCTACTACGACAGTTGTGGGATCAGGGGACGTCCTGTTCTACGACGGGCACAGTGGTCGATATTTCCACTCCACGATCGAGACGGTTCGGCAGATCCAGAACAACCTTAACTACCAGCTGCTCAAGGGCGATCTGGTGTCTTTGAACGACTTCTACGCGGCTGTTGGTCTTGAGCCGACGGATCTCGGTCAGCAGCTGGGCTGGAACGAGCCGAATTCTATCGATATTCGTTTCGGTTCCACGATCA